GACCTTCGGGTTGCATGCCACCTAGTCATGGAACGGGGGCTAGGTAATTGAGAATTAACTATGACTGTTACTCTTACTTATCGTGGCAACAAGTACAACAAAACTGTGAATAAGAAATAGGCTTACTGCCGGGTTCAAGTCCCGGCTTCACATTTGGTTAGAGCCTCTAAGGAGATACCTCTAGCCGTTCGAACGGTTATGAAATGACCTTTAATATTTCAAACAAAAAATTTTACCGGTAAAGAGTTCATATCTACATTTAATTTTAAACAAAACAATGGCTTTTTCACAAGAGGGTAACACCTACACCGAATCAAACACGGGAAAATCCCGTACCTATGGTTCTAATAATAACGACATGGGTATTACCGCTGTCGGTAATATCAACAAGACTCCAGGCTTGGGACTGACCCAAGGTGGAGCTGACTACGACGCTAAGTATGCAACTTATCTAAAGCTGTTCAGCGGTGAGATGATCAAGGCTTACGAGTCTGCATGTATCGCTAAAGGTACTGTGCAGTCCCGCACTCTCCGCAATGGCAAGAGCCTGCAGTTCATCTACACCGGACGCATGACGGCTGACTACCATCAGCCTGGTACACCGATCCTTGGATCTGGTGATCCTCCAGTGGCAGAGAAGACCATCATCATGGATGACCTTCTCGTCGCATCTGCGTTCCTCTATTCGTTGGACGAGACGCTGGCACACTACAGCCTGCGCTCTGAAATCTCTGCCAAGATCGGTCACGCTCTTGCAGAAGCATACGACAAGAAGATCTTCCGTATGATTGCAAAGTCTGCACGTGAAGCACATCCTATTACTGCATCTCCCGGTCCTGAGCCAGGTGGTTCAGTCATCAAGCTTGGCGCTGGCAATGAGTTCAATGCACAAGCCTTGGTTGATAGCTTCTTTGAAGCTGCTTCCATCCTCGATGAAAAGAATGTTCCTACTAACGGACGCTTCGCTGTACTGTCCCCACGTCAGTACTATGCGTTGATTTCACAGGTTGATACAAACATCCTCAACCGTGACTACGGAAACAATCAGGGCAACCTGAACTCCGGTGAAGGTCTCTATGAGATCGCTGGTATCTCCATCCGTCGTTCTAACAACCTGCCATTCATGGCTGGTAACGTTGCTCGCGTTGATGGTGAGAACAACGATTACTCTGGTGACTTCTCTGCTCACTGTGGTCTTATCTATATGCGTGATGCCGCTGCTGTGGTTGAAGGTATTGGACCTCAGGTTCAGACGACTGGTTCTGATGTAAACACCATGTACCAAGGCGACGTTGTCGTTGGACGCATGGCAATGGGTGCTGGCACCTTGAACCCTGCCGCTGCAATTGAATTGCAAGCTGCTTAATAGGGAGGTAAGTCATGTCCCTTAATCCTGGCGTACAACAGTACGGAGAAACTAAGACTGGTATTCATGTAACTATGTCTACGACTGGTGCTGTGAAGACTAATCAGCCTGTAGTTTCTATCACTCAGGATCCCATGACTCCCGTTGAATACGGTCGCGTTGCTGCTGACTCTAAGTACACCGTGACCGCTTCTTCTGGAGCCGAGATCCCTGATCAAACCCCTGCACCAACTCCTTAATTATGGCTATTACAACACGATATTCTGTTGCCAAAACCGCTAAAAGCTATGACCCTGCTGGTGTCAATGCTGTGCTTGGTTCTGTGGTAAACAGTGAAACACAAGATATGCGTGATGCATATCACTACGGTACCTCCGTTGGTGGTGACGTTTCTGATGGTCCTGCTCCTGACTTTGCTCAGTTGACACCGACCTCCTGATCTATATGGGGACTCCTTAATTGGGGTCCCTTTTTTTTAATCCTTTATTGAGAATGATAATCAATGTATTCAACACAAACAACTGAGACGGAACTCTCCAGCGTCAACTCAATATTGGCTGCTATTGGTCAGGCACCTATCTCTCGTATCTATCAGAAAGAAACTACTCAAGATAAAATCCAATACACTCACGAAGAGTACATGTGTAAGAAGACCTTGACCTTTACAGGTGAGGTGCCTAATACACAGATGGAACTACGGTATGTCAACCCTGAGATTGCTCTTATCCATAGCATCTTGATGGAAGTCAATGCTGATGTACAGAATGAGGGATGGACATTTAACACGGAGTTCAGGTTCCCATTAACACCTGACGCTAAGGGTATCGTAAAGATCCCTGTCAATGTACTACGAATGGATGTAAGTGAAGGGCAAGTTTATAGGGATACTGATGTTGTTAGGCGCGGTAATAGACTTTATGATAGGCTACACCATACTGATATCTTCAACCCAGATCAATCAATTAACTTTGACATCACCTGGAAGTGGGACTATGAGGATCTTCCTTCAGTCTTTAAACGCTACATCACTCTCCGTGCTAGTGGCAGAGCTGCTACTCAGATGGTAACTAACCCACAGCTGGTACAACTACTACAGACACAAGAGGCACAATCTCGTGCATCGTGTATGGAATACGAATGTAATCAAGGTGATCATACATTCTTTGGTACACCACAAGGTACAGCCTACCGCTCATATCAACCTTATAGAACACTTGCCCGATGACTAGCATTTCACAGATTATCCCCACCTATGCAACAGGTGGTATCTCTGACCAGCCCGATGAGATGAAGAAACCAGGACAGGTCAGGGACTGTGTAAATGCTTTCCCTGATTTAGTTGATGGTCTATACAAACGTAATGGTCTAGAGAAAGTAAAGACTCTAATTAATACCTGTTCTAATGCACCTACAGGTAGAGGTGGATCTTGGTTTCATTTTACTAGAGAGAATCCAGTATCAAAAGATAAAGAGAACTTCATTGGTAAGGTAACCTTTGCTGGTAAGTTACAGGTATGGGAATGTGAAACAGGTAATCCAATTGATGTCTACTCAAGTTCTGTAGAGATTGACCCTAATAATGCTGAGTCAATTGACTTAAGTAATTTAACTACCTGTAAGACACAAGAGTATTTAGCACACGAAATAAATAATGATCTAAAGTTTGCTACTATCAATAACTTTACTTTTGTCACTAATCCTACTAAGGCAGTGACGATGAGTAAGAGTAAAAGCAAACGACCCTATGAAGCCTTTGTTGAAATTACTCAGCTAGCACCAGCTAGGGAGTACCTACTAGACATCGACATCATTGGTACTGATGACACTTCAGAATATAGGACAGTGAATACTGTATCTATTGTAGGAGTAGATGATTTCGGTGGACCTAATAAAGACCCAAGTTGTCCTGCTAATTTGAATGAGATCTTTACTATTGATAGTGACTATCTAGATGAAGGTAGTGACAGGGGACAAGAGGGATTAGTCATTCGTGTTGAAAGCACAGGCGTACAGGTAGCTAAGAAAAATGGTGACTACTACGAATGTGAATACCGTCATCAGGTTGAAGTAATCAATGGTGGTAGGAACTGGAGAGAAGGTGATGTAATTAAGGTGTATCAAAGCGGTGAAGCAGAAGAGGATCCAAGCTTTGAAGAAGGTGAAGCTGTTTACTACATTGAAATTACAGACACCACTACTATCAGATCTAATGTTGACTACCAAGTCACTGGTGTAGTTACACCATCTAGTGGTGATACACAGATGAAGATCAAGGATGTATTGGTTGGTCTAAGAGATGCTATCAATGCACTACCTGACTTTGATAATGATGTAGAGATTGTAGGTAATGGTATTTATATTTATAAATCCGCTACACCATTCACTGTCTCTACAACAGAGAAAGACTTGATGAACATCTTGTCTAATGAAGATGAGGAGTTGGAGAACCCCTACGCTACTGTCAACAATGTATCCCGCTTACCTATTGAGTGTAAGGATGGATTCATTGCCAAGGTATCTAATGCCTTTAGTGGTGATGATGATTACTGGGTACAGTTCAGGGCTAACTATGGTAATGATGGTGACTCTACAAGTGCTACTGGTTACTGGGAGGAGTGCGCTGAACCTGGAGGATTAGTCAAGTTCAACTCAGGCACTATGCCTCACGCATTAGTTTACTCACGTCTATCTGATGGGAGGACAGCGTTTGTCTTTGGACCTTGTAACTGGAAAGAACGAACCTGTGGTACAGATGAGTTCAACCCTTCATTCAATAACTTTAGTATTAACAATGTATTGTTCTATAGGAACAGACTTGTTTTCCTAAGTCAAGAGAACGTCATCATGACTAGAGCAGGTGAGTTATTCAACCTGTTCCCTAGCTCTGCATTAGCAGTAGCACCACTAGACCCTATTGATGTTAGTGCTAGTACAGATTTCAGTTCTATTCTACAAGATGGTATTGTCCAGAACAGTGGTCTTGTACTATTTAGTAACTACCAACAGTTCTATTTCTCTACTGATTCAGATATACTAGATCCTACTACTGCACAAGTAAATGAAGTAAGTAGGTATGAATATAACACAAGATCTACACCATTCTCTATTGGAACTAATGTAGGTTTTATGGGATCATCTCCTACTACCAGTCGTTTCTATGAGATGGCTAACATAGCAAGAGAAGGTTCAGCAGATATAAATGAGCGTAGTAAGATTGTAGCTAAGTCTATGCCACCTAACCTAGACCGTATCACCCAGTCAAGAGAGACTGGTTTGATTATGGCTGGTAGGTATATGACTAAAGATGTTTGGTGCTATAGGTTCTTCAAAGAATCAGCAGATAGACAGATTCAATCAGTATGGTTTAGGTGGGAGCTACCACAAAACTTTGTCTTCCATACCATCGTAGATAACATCTACTATGTAGTTACAGAAAATGAGAATAACCAATGCTCACTACTGAGACTAACACTTGATAATACAGATGGACCGTGGACTGATATGTATACGGATACTGATGAAGGTGTTCCTTTTGAAATGAGAGTTGACTTCCCAACAGTTAATGTAATTAAGAAAGAGATGAATACCTATCAATCAGATACCACATCATCACTTGTTGTACATAGACTGAACTTTAACTTTGCTGACATTGGTAGCTATAACTTCCACATTAAACGTGATGGTATGGATGACTACGATGTCCTGTATGAGTCACGCTATATGGATAGGTATGAAGCTGATGCAGTACCAACAATCCCTGAAGTAGAGAGAACCATTCCTGTCTATACAAGGAACACAGCATTAGATGTAACTCTTTCATCTAACTTCCCACATCCATTGGTATTACATTCAATGAGATGGGAAGGAGATTATAACCCACGATATTACAAACGTGTCTAGATTTATTCACCCAATCACTTTGGAAGCTGCCTATGAGGTGGCTTCTAACTTACGCGAGGATGACCGTAGAGAGTGCGAAGAAGGTCACGGGATAGTTCC